GACGCAAGATTACTAGGATTGTAAATTGTCAAGCCAGTCGAGTTAGTTCTAACTAATTCTGCCTCGTCTAATTTTATTCCTAGTTCACTAGCAAGTTCGATACCCTCGCTTAAATATCTGTATGCTTTCAAGCCAATCTTTAATTGGTCTGTCTGCTTTGTGATACTATCAATCCACGTTTGGTGTTTTGATACCACGTTAGCTTTCGCCATTCGCCATTGTAAAAAGATTTCATATTCTTTTTTAGAACAAGCTATTGCTCTACTTCTACAATGAGAAGTTCCAATCACATCAAGATGAAAGTCTGCATTAAAAGTTTTAGTCATACCAATATTGCCGTCATCATCAGAATAACCACTATTACTCTTACCTAAAAACTTATTGTTTGCGTCAATATGTTTTGTTTTATGTGGGTTATCGTCTTTGCCATTTTGTTGTGCAATTATATCTGGGTTAAGACCTTTCTCTTTAAGTTCTTCCCTATAATATGCGTGGGCAAAATGCACACTATCCTCGCCACTACTATAACTTTCATTACCATTTAGATTACCAAATAGTCCAAAGTCAAAGTGAGATTGCGTGTCTGTTTTATCCCCGTCCTCATCAACATCTTCCGAGTGAGAAAAGTAAAAGCATTTATCTTTTGCTACTACATCACACGGATCGCCATACTTCTTTTTAAATACTCGTAAAGTATTTACATCTTCCGTAGGGTAAGACCTTTCAACAACTTGCTTTGCAAGTTCAAAAGCACTTTTCTGACTTTCATTAAAGTCCTCTCTTGATTGTAGAAATGCTTGTTGCTCTTGCGTTTCTTCTTTTTCGAATACATCTTTTATTCTATTGAATAACTTGTTTCTGTATTCGGTGTTCATTCTTATTTTTGCTGACATTGTTTTTTTCCTTTCTATTTATTAATACGTGGGAATTTATACTAATAGTTTTAATTGTCAAGTCATAAATTAATTTCTATTTCAGGTTGTAAATTTTTTTATAGGGAGGGTGGGCCCGTAGGTCACAAGCTTATAAAAAAATAAAAGGTCCTTGACATAGTTCCCATAAACCCCTATATAGAGTTAGGTATTACAGCTTTGGCAAAGTAGGGCTAGTCCCACGCAAGCTGTAGTCCTTTCGGGTCAATGGCGGAATAAACTAATATTACTAACTTAGCTTCGTCCCGCCCTTGAGCCCAGATCCAAGGAAAATAAAATATGGGGGAAACCCGAATAATCCCCAGGCTATATGAAAGCCGAGTCCACGGGTGGATCTGGGGTCAAGTTAGGTTGGTTGACTGAAATCGCGTCCCCTAACTTGGCCACTTTAGAATAATTCTAAATTTTTTCAGTGGGGCGCGGGCGGGTGGGCCCGTAGGTCACAAGCTTACAAGCTCAAATTAATAGTTGACAAGATAGCTGGGATATTGTAGGATGTATTTATATCCCGTTTGGTGGTATCCGGATAAAAAAACTCAAACCACCATAAAACAGAAAGGAAAAAGATGGATACTAAAACATTAAAAAGAATTGCTAAAGCGTTAGAAGAACTAATCGCTTTGGTGAAAGAGGACCTGAAACCTAAACGTGCCAAAAAGAATTAAACACAACGACTTGCTGCCGTGGTTCACGATGGACCACGACCAGCTGCCGGCTTCATACCTGAAACACACAAAGAAATTTTTTAAAGAGCTCAAACTCAAAGGGGGGCGGGTGGGCCCGCAGGTCACAAGCTCGCAAGCAAAAAAAGTTGACAAGCTGACAAGCTTATAGTATGGGATATTATAACAAAGAAAGGATATTATGAAAATAAAAGAAGCAAAAACAATTACCGGATCGATGACAAGAACTTCAAAAATGCCGGGCCTAAGTTACAGCCTGCCAGCGTGGGAATGCAAAACAGGCGCGAAGCTTGTCAAGATCCCTGGCAGCGTATGCGCTGGATGTTACGCAATGAAGGGGAACTATACCAGATACCCTGCTATTAAAGCAGCGCAATATGTGAGACTGAAGGCCATCACTGACCCGCGATGGGTGGGGGCGATGGTTGCACAAATTAAAAGACAGAAATTTTTTAGATGGCACGACGCCGGCGACATACAGAGCGCGGACCATTTACAGAAGATCTTCGAAGTGTGCAAGCTCACGCCAGCAACGAAGCATTGGATGCCGACGCGCGAGGCGCAATTCTTAAAAGATGTAAACCCTGAAGAGGTTCCAAAAAATTTAATCATTAGAATGTCTTCACATATGATTGATCAAGGCCCGGTGAGCTTCTGGCCCTGGACATCTACAGTAGGATCTAAAACAAGAACCTGCCCGGCCCCGGATCAGGGCGGCAAGTGTGGCAGCTGTAGAACCTGCTGGAATAGAGAAATCCCAAACATAGAATATGGCAAACATTAAAATGCCAGCTCATACAAAATACGATCACATCATAACCCGAATCCACAACGAGTGGTGCAGGGAAAACGGTTACCCGGAGCGCAAGCCCTCAAGCAGAGTGCATATGGCCGGAAGGCCACGAGCCAACAAGCAAGAGGCAACGGGCGGGTGGGCCCGAAGGCCACAAGCTAACAAGCTAACAAGCTAGCCGTTAAGCGGTTCGCGGATCAACAAGCGTTGGATATGGTCCCAAGCCTGGGCAACAGGCGGCGTATCGCGGTGATCTAACAGGAGACCGTGGATCGATTTACTCTCATAAAGTTTTACCTTCCCTTCAAGAGGCTCTTGAAGGAGGATAAAGTTCCGATTGGTTCTGGTCATATGGAATAGTTTTTGATGTGGGCTAAATGATACTTTTGGAGATCTAGCAATTTTAAGCTCAACCATAAAAAATCCACAGCTATCGTGATAACCAAGCAAATCAGGCACACCAAAAGATGCCCAAGATTCCAGTCTAGTCCACTGAATTTTAGGTGTGTTTTTCTTAAGTTTTTTCCAAAGTTTTGTTTCTGCTTTCACCGGAATTCCTCCTTGCTAACTACTACATATTGGGGTAAATTACAAGGATGACACAACCTAAGAGATTAACAGATAAACAGATCAAATTTGCAGAATTACTGGTTTATAATGAGGGTAAGATGTCTCCAGCAGAGGCAGCCTATGAAGCCGGTTACAAGACTAGAGCAAGAAGAGCTGCAGCAGAGATGCGTAACCCTAAATATTTCCCATTGGTGGTTAAATATATTGGCGAGTTAAGGGCAGAAATAAGGGAGAAGTATGGCATTACATTTGAGAAGCACGTATCGGAGCTGGCCCAGATAAGAAACAAAGCTCTGGAGAATAAAGCTTGGTCAGCAGCTGTAAATGCAGAAGTTGCTAGAGGTAAAGCAGGTGGTTTATATGTAGATCAAAAGCTTGTGATGACCGGCAATATAGATAATTTATCTGCCGATGAGATCAAAGATAAGCTTAAAAAGATTATAGACGATAATAAGGAAATAATTAATATTACGCCTGAAGATATCGAATTAGATAAGCTAGAATTGCAATCAGAATCCAACCCTGATTCCCATTAACAATAAGATTAATTTTACTTAATATTTTTCTTGGTGACTTTTTTACTAGTGACCATTTGTTTGTAACTGTCTCGTACATTGCCATTTTTTTCTCCTTGTGGATTTGGCCCTCGTAATGGTGGTAGTTGACTCCACTTTACGTTAGGCATATTTTTAGTTAAGGTTTTATTTTTCATTTATTTTTTCCATCTTGATTATACACCCTTTTGGAAACACATTTCTATCACTAAATACTTCTTCTTTCTCATCATAAGAAGCAAACGTCCATAAGAACTTGTTTGTTTTCTTATACACATACGCTTGTGTAATCATAACACAACACTCAAACTTATCAAACTCATCTACTGTTGCGTGACCCGCATCGCCGGTGATGTCCAACCACCTAATAGAATAAAAATAATATCTCTTCTTGTTAATGATTGCGTGTCTGTATTTAGATTTTTTAGGTTTTCTCATAATCATCTTATACTGTATAGGGAGATTTTTGGGCAAAAAAGTTTTTATGAAAACAAAAAAATCCCCGCGCGCCGAGTACATTTGCAATAAATGTTGGTATATATAGCTTATTTGACTGTGCCAAGCTGTGCCAAGGGTCGTGGCACACTATTATTGGCTTATATCAACAATAATAAGCTAAAATAGGGGTGTGCCAAGTGTGCCAGAGGTTTTTTTTACTTTTAAAAAAATAAAATTGCTCCAGGATTCCCCTATACATTGGCACATTACTTATCTTTGAACACATTTGTGCCATATTTGATAATTTTCTTAACATTAGGACCTTGTATATCAATCTTAGCAAATGGTTTCCATTGTTGTCTCATTATGTTTAATTCTAAAATTAAATTTGACCATTGTTTCTGTGTTATATTTTTACTTGTTATAGTTACTGTTTTCATTCTCTCCTTTCTTTAGAATCATTCTAAGGTAGTAAGGGGCTTCCACTCTCGCATCCACCCCTTGTCCCAAGGGAACATTCTAACTTTGATTAAAAGTTGGTGACATAAATCTTTTTAATGCTTCTGCTTTAATTACTACTCTAGCTGGTTCAGGAGAATTAATCAACACACTCTCTTGTAATTCTATTTTCCTGATCTCTTCTAGCCTGCCATCCATAGTTTCAATGTATATAGGACAATCTGATATAATTGTGCCTTTTTCATTGTTTGTAAATTTACCTAATATTTGTTGTATATCTCTAACTCTCATTAATGATACTTCCTTTTATTTCTTACTTTGTTTGCTAGGACTTTAATTAATTCATACCACTTACGTCCCCACATTTCTCTTACATCTCCACTAGTTTTCCAATAAGCGTTAGCTATATTATCCAACCTTCTTTGGTCTCGTTTTATAATACTCATCTACCCTCCTTAAAAAGTTATGCATATGTTTTTGAAACTCCAAGCCTTCGATAACAAATTCTTGATAATAATTGTCCTTGCTACACATCATAATCACACCTTTTGTAATTTTTGTGTTGAACAACATATTATGTGCCATAGCGTAAGCTGCTAGTTGAAGACAATAATCTTCAATCCATTCCTTACGTTTTGGTTTGTTAGTTTGCTTGAAGTCTATAATAGCATCTTGGCCTTTGTGTATGCCTACTAAATCTGTTTGGCCTGCGTATAATCCTGGGTAATACAAAGTACACTCTGTACCGTAATATTCTGTAACATTAGATAACCCATTTTGGATAACTTGTAATGCCATATTGTGTGCTTGTTTACCTACATTAGTTTCATCTAAATAACCTTGCTCCAAGATATACATCTCTAAAATCTTATGCATTGCTGTGCCTCTCGCACCACTAGAAGCCACGATCCGCGCTGCATTCTCCTCTCCCTCCCTAGCACGCCAAGCGGCTAGCGATTCGCGTTTCTCGGCCGGTTGTGTGATGTCCAGGATCGTTGTAACACTCGGTAATTTTTCTTTATCAAACACATAGTGTCGTTTACCTTCTATTTTCTCTCGTTGAGTCTTAGGGTATTTATAACAGTTATTTTTTTTCATCTTATATCTCCAGTTATAACTTTATAAACTGTACCGATAGGTTTGGGTACTTTGTTATTTGATGAACAAGACGTTAATAGTATTAAAATAATTATAATTCTCATATTAATTTTTTACCTTGTTTTAAAGTTAAGTCACCTACATCTTTAGGTATAAACTCTACCTTACCAAAATGGGTCGATTGTGGTAAGTTTTTTTTATACCACGTAGGCTCTTCTAATTCATTTAAATTCCAGGCCCAATATGAACTATCATTAAATCTACATACATAACCCGGTATCTTATCTTCGACCTTAGCTTGATTAACTAAGAAGTCATACTTAATTTTTTCAATCAAAGAACCATCAAAGTCATTAGGTCCATACTTTTCTCTATTCTTTAATTCCATAATATAATTAGTATTTCTCACATCCATAGAACTATAAGACTCTCTTAATAAGACAATGGGATCTCGACTAAAAATTTTTTCGTTAAGCTCTCTAATCATATTTTTTTGTGTTCGTTGCCAGCTCATTTATTTTTCCCTCTATAATCACTTAATTTAATAATATTAGTTTGATCTGTAGTAGTAGAATAATGATCTATAATTTGTGATATTTTATTTAACTTGACGTGAGCATAGGGAAACAAAACACAACACACGTGAAAAGCATCTCGAAAGCAACATCTCCATCGATATTGCATTTTATGCCCGTTTTTCCTAGGTTTTTTGCGTACTGTACCACATCCTAACACACTATGAACCCAGTCTATTATAAATTTATCAGTCATAGTAATCTCCATAACGATACGCCAACATTCATAACGATTAACTTTGTTACCTTTTTTCTTACGCTCAAAATATTTTTTATAAGTTATACTTCCTTCTCCATCAAACAATCCAGCAATGTAAGCTGCTTCAAGAGTTGTCATTGTTACCTTTAAAAAATTTTTTACAATGTTCAGCAAACTTCTCATCATCCAATTGATTAGAAAAAAGTTTTAATATTGCTTTGTAAGCTGCGCCACCTTGGTATTCCATATCGTCAGCGGGGACATCACGTCTGACACTCTCCCCACTAACGCCGAGCTTCGTCGCTACCCTTTCAGG